TTTGCGTTTGATGGTGTAAAAAGAAATTCAGAAGGTCTTATGATTTTTACATCTTCATTATATAAAGCTTTAAATAAAATTTCAAATCCTCTATCAGTTCCTTTACTTAAGTAAAAATCTTTAGATTGTTTTATAAAAACATTCTGATCTAAATTAGTCGAAAATTCTCTCTTTTCAAATCCTGGAGTAAGTTGATGTTTAGTTTTAACTAAAAATTCTTTAAGAAAAAGAGAACTTAAGTTTTGTATCGTATCTCCTTTATTATGTTTAGATGCAGTTGTAGATTCAAATACTAACTCTTCAGGATTAGTGGGACTTTGGTAAGACGTAATTCCTGAAAATCCTCTAACACATCCAGTAAAAGCAAAAGTGGTTATTCCAGTATATGTAATAATTTCATCATTAATTTTTAACAATCCATAAGAATCTGGAAATCCCAGAGTTCCTGTTGGATTGTTTTGCATATCAACTTGAATTGTATCACCACTAACACCTACAGAAGCACCTAATCCAACATATTCAGTAAGACCTACTTGTTCACCAACTTTTGTATAATTATCAATATTTTGTATTAAGTCAATCGGACCACCTTGGTATTCTTGACCTTGGTAGTATGATTTTAAAAACTCAGCAACTAAAGGATAATCACTCCTTACATACTGAGGTAGCTGATTCTGAACTATGTTATTAAATTGGATTTTTTTTGTAGACATTTTATAATTTTTCTATCTTAGTATGTTGAACCTGAAGTTGAAGGAGCAGTAGTGGTAGTAGTTGCAGTAGCACCTCCTCCACCCGTAGTAGAATTACGTCCACCAGCACGAACTAGACTACCATTTGCATAACTTGATGTTGTAATATAATTAGAACCTGAAGGATTAAGTCCTGATGCTATTTCATCAACCACGGTTTCAAAGTTACTGTTATTAATATCTAGTTGCAAATAAAGATCCTGTAATCCAATAACATCATTAGAAGAAGGAGATGCTGAAATTTCAATAATTGTTTGACCATCTTTAAGCATTCCTGATTGAACATTAACAGGATTTAAAGTAACAACTCCATTCTTATAGTCAATAGTTCCAACATTTCTTCTCAAAACAGTAGGAGTTGTTGAATCTATTGAAGGGACAGAGAAGAAGAATAATGACCCTGTTAATTTATTAGTATTGGGAAGATCACCAATATAAACATCATCCATTATTCCTGCAATTCTAAATGCAGATGATTTAATATTATATCCACTCATTCTCTTAATATGAAATTCATTACCAAAACCAATTGAATATTCCGCAAAAGAATTCAAAACAACTCTCAAATCCCTTCTCATATTAATTGTAGTAATATTAGAAGTAATCGATTCATTACTATTATCAATAAGAGATAAAAACTTACTATATTTAAATCTAGCACCATACTTATTCATCTCAGTTGATTCTGCATACTTATTAGAATTGTTTTGAACAACACTAGAAACAAATGCTGCAGATTCTGCTAAATTTGAGTTATAGTATATTTTTGAATCAGCTTCAAGATACAAATACTTCAAATCAAGTATTTCTGGGACAATTCCTGCTACCGCATACTTTTTCAACTTTAATTTTATCTGTTCTTTTACCAAATTTGGAAGAAAATCTCCAGTTTTTGGTTTTATGCTTATAAACACCTTTCCATATTGAGGAGGAGCAAGATCTTCACCTCCAAAAACAGAAATTGACTCTGTTTCAGGATAGATTTTTGCTGGAATTAGAGCTTCGTAGTCATTTGCAGTAATTGCTCTGTTTTGTGAAGCATAAATTCGTGGAGCAAACTTTCTAACGGACTCTACAGACTCAATTGTCTCTCCACCAGAAGCAACTATGCCAGTTGTGAGCAAAGAAATGCCAGTTGTAACATTATAAGTGTTTGCATTACGTGTATATTGAATTCTTCCCGAAAAATTGAAAGAACTTATCCCATTTGCAGCATCTCCGTTAGAAGTGATGTAATTAATTGTTATAAAATTGCCATCTTCAAGTGCTTTTCCAAAAATTCCATCTCCAAAAAATATTTCATATCTTTCATCTTCAATTTCTTGTAAAAAATAAACTTTTGAGTCAGATTTTACGTCAAAAAGACTATCTTGCGAACTATATTTCGTTTCTGTCGCAGAAGCTTCAGTTGGATTAACTGTAACTGAAATTAAATCAGTATCTACACCAATATTTGGTAAAATAAACTTCTGATTTGGTATTCTTGCAGAATATGTATAAGTTTGTGTTAATAATGTACCTTCATATACCTCAACATCATTAAAAGATGCAATTCCATTAAGAACTGGAACTGTAATATCACTCAAAATCGAAAAAATAAAGGATTGTCCACCAAAAGTACCCGATGAAGCTGCCACTGGACCCTTTTTAAGGGTTAAAGAAGCAGGTGTAGGTGTAATTCCAGTAGTATCAACAAAGAAAGACACTGTTGCCCTTGCTGCTTGCCTTGGACGGGGTGTATAACCTATGTTTCTTGCTAATGAAACGATGTTTTTTCGTAAAGTTGCAGTATCAATGAACACCTCATTGGTGATCATGTTCGCATTATATGATGTAATGTAGGTATTATATGCTAAGACATCTAAAATCGTAGAAAGATTGGATCCCTCGAAGTCATAATCCGTAAAATTCGAGTTGGATTTAAGATATTCTTGTAAAGTTGACTTAACTTGGTCAAAATCCAAGTTAGAAAAGTTAGCTAATGGCATTTTTATCTACTAGACTGCAAAACAAATTGTAATTGTTGTGTTGGAATCTCTGTTCCTATCACATCATACGTAATAATTACATCAAAACTGTTGTTATCATAGTCAGGATATGCTTTTACATCCTTCAAATTTACTCTTGGTTCATTAATATCAATTGATTCACGAATTTCGTCAACAATAATAGCAGCAGTTATGTCATCTATGTTATCAAAAAGAGATTCAGTGATCCTTGAACCAAAAGATTCATCAAAAAACTTCTCTCCAGGTAATGTAAATACAATATTTCGCAAAGAACGGGCAATTGCGTTTTCATTTTTAATCGCAATAAGGTCACCATTCAGTGGATTAGACTGAAAAGTCATACTAATATCTTTAAAACCTTGACTGACCCGTTCTATCGGCACATTAATACGGCGATTATCTTTTATTTATTAAGGATTGCAAACGATTGTTTCAAATAATCATCATTTGATCGTCATATTCAAGATCATCTTCATCAAAATCTCCAAATATTTCACTTTGTACTAAATCATCACGTTTTTTTGGAGTAAGATGGTCATTTGAAACCTCTCTTAGCATCTTTTTCTTGGAGTTTTCCATAATTTTAGTATGTTTTTACTATTTAACAATAAAAAAAGGGGGATTGCTCCCCCTCTTAATCTATTTGCCTTGTCCTCGGTACTTCTTTTTTGCTTTATTGCGAGAAGTTGCGGATAAGAGTGTGTTAACCGAGCGTCCTTGCCGAGTTTTTTTGGGAACCGAGACGAGTTTGACGGTCCCCCATGCTCCTGTAGTTGATTTTGCCATTAAATCACCCTAGTCTTTTCATGTCCTACACGTATGCGAGGGTCGCACCATGTTTCAATACCTGCTTCTTTAGCATCTAGGCAGAAAGACACGTCCTCACCACACATATCCTGTACTCCACCAGACTCAAAGACTTGCATCTTAGGAGCAAACCAAGGATACTCCATATTCTCGAAGACACCTTTCTTAATTAATACCCAACCGAAACCTGTATAGTCAACTGTGAAAGGTTTGTTGCGTTTGCCCATTGACTCAACAGTCTCATGATTCATAACTCCCCCATTTTTACGGAAGTCATCTTCTTCTAACCAGTGAGCAACTGAAGTAGTATGTCCATCCTCTGTGGCATACCAGCCAGCTGCGATCTGTCTTTCATCACCACTCGCAGGGATTGCTAGATCAGCAAGCTGCCAGAACTTATTAACATCAAAGACAATATCATTATCAATCCAGAGTTGCCAATCATATTCTAGTTTACCATCCCAAGGTATTTGCTTAGGTCCACGAAGAACATTTGCACCAAGACACTTACATCTTGCAAAGTTCACCATAGATGAATAATCTTGAGATATTTGAATACTCATTCCTGACTGCACTAAATCAAAGCACAGTTGTACAAAATTCTTTAAGAACGTATAAGAACATCCCCTACCAGGTAAGCAGAACACTACGGTCTTACCTTTCCATCTTTCTTTAATTGCAGGAATATCCCATTTGGGTGCTTCCTTAGTTGGTGCTTTGGCCTTAACAGTAAATCCTTTTGCCATAACTTGTAATTACTTCATTTCAATTATAATGCAATTCTATGTATATGTCAATCTAAAAAGGAGGGTTAAGAGTTATATTGAAGGAAACCGAAATACGAGGAGTATCTAATATATGATCTTCTACTTGATGTGGTAAATCAGATGGAAATAATAACAATTGTCCTGCTTTAGCCTTAACCTGTTGAAGAGTAGTAGAACCAAATATTCGTCTAGTAATTTCTGCTCTTGAAAAAACTAAAGGATCTTCAAAAATTAATAAACCTTCATTATCAGTAATATACCATACTGCTGATAAATCTGATCCTGAGTGTACATGTTTATTATTACTATGCCCTTTTTCATTTATATTCAACCACCAATTAGTAATATAAAAATTTTCACATTCTTTAAATTTTAATATACTTGCTATATGATCTTTGAATTCAAATTCTTCCCAAGGTCTTGAAGGACTTTGATATCCTCCCTTATTAGAAATTCTTACACATTCATGTTGTTCTTTATACCATAATGCCCACTCATACGCATTTGGTGGTAATGGTGCTCCAAGATGCCAAAAAGGTGTAGCATATATTATATTCGCAGCATCTATTAAAGACGTACTTTCAGTTATCTCAGAAATTGGTAAATTGTTACCAGTTTCAGTAGTATCACTCCTACCATTTCTAACAATCATTAATAAGAATCTCCTCCTGGTGGTTCTGCGAATATTCTCACTGGTCCTCCAACACCTACAGTGGGGGCAGCTTTTTCATAACTTAAATCTTCTGCTTCATAATCTGTCTTTAACAATCCTACCATCACATTAAGCATCTCCCATGTCTCCTCAAATTCGTCTTGTTTTAAATTATGATATAAGCATCTGTCTTTTGCATAGATGTGGTAAGTTATTATATTGTCCTTTTCGGCACTCATTTTTTCTGGGGATTTTTTTTATATAGCAAACCTTAGAAGGTCAAAAAAATTTTTAGAGAAATTTATATATAGCTCTCGTTTTCGGTTCGTTGTAGGTTAGGGACTTTCGCTTTTTTATAAACGCAACGCCCGCACCGCACAATATAACATAAGGGGCATAAACACTGTCTAAACTGTTAATAACTCATAAGCACACTAAGTGTTATAAACCATTCTACAATATAATGGGCAGACTGTCAACAACCTGCCCCTAATCGTGTTTACTAATTGTTACTTATAGTGCTGTATCTGTCACCTCCACAATATCATCCAGAACTGCCAATATTTCATCACCATTGTTTGCATTTTCTAGCAAGAATTCTGCAAAGTTCGGTGATACATTGTTCACGTAATCTGCCATAATAAATTGATAATAACTGTGAGTAAATTAAGAGTGCCTGACCCTTACATAATAGGGACACTTTACTCGCTTCAGTTATAATAATTCAGTGGGCAATCTACATCCTCTATGTAACACTTACAGTCCTCATTCTCATGAATTTCTAACACTTTTCTCCAGTCAATTTGCCGTGGGTTTAAGTCATCCTCCACGTCTAATTCTAACGTTATTCTATACTTTCTCTTCTGTCCGTATGTGTAAGAAACTGACATGAGATTAGACCCCGTGGAGTGTTACTTTGTATTATAAATCACCTGTGGAAAAATGTCAAGAATTGCAGTAATATTATGTATAAATCCTTATATTTTAAAAAATGCAATATCCTGACAAAATATAAACGAGGGATTGACAATTAAGAGCAGAAAGTGTTATAATCTGCTCGGTAAGATCACTATAAAATCAACACTTAATTCACATATTATCCACACTATTTCACAACAATTCCACACGTATTCCACCTCTTATCTAATACTTTTCCACACACTTGTTGAAAAGAGATATATTAAGCACCCCTATTTATTAGACCATTTATAAATCATTTTAAAGCATATTTCATTCAATTGTTAATAGTTTTCCACAGAAATGCCCCTTAGTTGTGGAGAACTAAGAGGC